GGCACAGTCACTAGCATTGGGGTGTTTTGCAGAGGCGGTTGTCCGATACCTCCATCCCCGTTCTTATCACAACGGCGTTTATACTCCCAAATGCTAGCTTGGGCGTATAAAGTGTAGCATCGCTGCTACGTCTTTTTAGCTCTACGAATTCTGTTCAAACAATCAAATGGCGGCATTTGCCATCGTCGTCCTGTCAAGGATAGTGATTGAGTGCTCGCTAGCGCGGCGAGGCTTCCACTCCCTGTGATCCGAGATCCAGGTCTAGGGCACACGATGTTGGCTTGTGCTGGCCTTAACTGCTTAATTTGTCTTTGATATGACTACCATGAACACGCACCTGAATGTGCCCGTTGTAGTAGTCGGCTGATTCTAATACACGTCTGGAAAATTGTTCTCTTGCTTCAATATAGCTGCACTCTGATTTTGATCGACAGTAATAAAGTATTTCTCGTTGAAAATTGTCTTTGCCCAGGAGTTCTACGTCACGGGTGAGTTCGGGGCTTGAACCATAATAGTCTCGCCAGTCTGAGTCCACCTTGGTGCGAATTTTTTTCTTGCGTTTGTTGCCGTTTTTGAGTTTGACTGTTTTCTGAGTTGTCTTTGAGAACTTGGCTAATTTTTTGCCTATGTATTTGCGATTGTTTGTAGTGTTGGTAATCAAGTAGACAAAGCCCACACAATCTTCTGGGAGAGTTTCCACTGGTTGATTGTTGTATAGCCATGTCATGTGCCTTTACTTAGTTGGTCAGATACCCAACAGCGTAGTTTTGGTCGACTAACTCACAATTGCACTTCTGTTCACATTCAACCCAGGCCCTGCTGGGATCATCAAATGTAGAAAACAATTTTTCCCAAATTGGATTGTTTAAAACTTGTTCTAGACTGTGTGTTTTTAAATTGAGTTGATCTCTGTATACTTGATGAAAGCTGTCTTTGAAGTCAATGGTTTTTCGATCAGTTCCTAGCGAAATATATGGAAAACTAACCCAGCTGCAAGGATGCAATACACCGTCTGCACTGACATAGATTCCACGATTTCCGATAGAACACATTGGAGTTATAAATTTGTTGTGTTGTTGCTTGATTATGTTGTATTGAGTTAAATTTTGAGATAGGTAGTCTTGATTGAGTTGTTGCTTGTTTGATAGTGGTATAAAATGTCGTTCGTAGCGATGTGTTGAACTGATGTATTCCTTGCGCGGTTCAAGTGTGTCTTGACTCCCGCCGTATGAATCACCATACTTGCTGCCAAATTTTGTGCTGTATGTTAATTGTATACCGTCGCAACCGATATCAGTTGCCTGTTGTTTGATACTGTCAAGATGATCTTGATTGAATGAAAACACTATGGATGCCCAGTAAACATGGGCTGCGCTTTCTTGGCACATGATACGCATACCTGCCATGATAGAATCCCAATCGCTGCCTACTCGATACAGATTATTGGATTGGTTGTCGTAGCCATCCACACTGAAGTTTATAGTATCGTATTCGTTGGATAGCTTGGCAAACTCTTTCCACCACGACTCTTTTCGATAACTTCCGTTGGTAATGGTGTATACATGTATTTTTGGGTTTTGTGACTTGATGTAATCAACAATTTCCAAATACTCGCTGGCATAGATCGGATCACCAATGTCACCACACATGGTAATTCTACGCACTTGTGTTTTCAGTAGTTCAGGACTCAACACACGCTTGAAAAAATTTAAATCAAGCTCTTTGTTCATCCAGGGCACAGGTGCCGTATCATTTCTGGGACACCGCGGACATTTCAATGTGCACTTGGCGCTTACCTCAAAGTGCCAGTGATACAATTGCCAAGGAAAAGTCATGGACTCACCTCGATTGTTTTTATAATGGGATCAAACAATACTGACACAATCTTATTTACAGCTTGATCCGCTAGCAAATGTGGATACTGATAGATGTCACTGAATCGGTCAGGATATTTTGCATACCGAGTGTGGTTGAAGTTGGTTTTGGTCAGACCCAATCTAATTTCCAACAGACTTACGTTAGGATACTCAACTCGCAACATGTCTCCAAAGTCTGCTAATGCTTGCTTGCTCAAACTGTAGACCAGATCATTTGGATAGTATCTGTTGTTGTTTGTACTGGTTATGTTGACAATCTTGCAATTTGGATTTTCTTTCAACGCTTTTTTTGAAAGCAACATCGGCGAAATCAAGTTCACGTTTAGTATTTTGACAGCATCGTGGTCGCAATGATTTACAAAATCAATCTTGCCACCCACACCGGTGCCAGCGCAGTTGATTAACATATCGTAACAGTCAACACTGTATTCGGCCACTGCAACAGGATCAGATAAATCTAGTTCGTGCCTTGACAGCCCCACTACTTGGTGCGTCTGCAACTTGTTGGATAAACTCAACCCTATGCCACTGGTCACGCCAGTAATCAAAATTTTCATGCTATGTCAACATCAGTATTATACTGTGTAAATCCGTTTTCTTTGACCACTTTGAGAATGTTCTCAACACGGCCAGCCAGTTCGTCTTTGTGACTCACTAGCCAAATTGACTTGTGGCGCTCACGGCTCATCTTCTTCAGCAGAGCTAGGCCGTTTTCCACACCCTGTGTGTCCAGGCCGTTGTCCATGAGTTCGTCAATGAACAGCAGGTTGATGGGATGATACAGGCTTTCCCACACGTCGCGGAATGCCCAGCTCATGCTCAAGATCAGACGTGTTCGTTCACCTCGACTCAAGTTGTCAAAGTCCAGTTCGCGTCCCAGTTCTTCGATGCTCACAGTCAAATCGTTCTGGAACTTCACAGTGTGTGGCAAACCAATGCGATCCAGGTAGTGTGTGAGTCGTTGATTCAAATAGCTCAAGTTCTGTTCAATGATCTTCTTACGCACAAAGCTGTCTTTGCTGGTCAACAATTTCAACAAGAAGTCCTGGTGCTCCTGTAGTCTAGTAAGCTCGTTTAGATTGTCGTAGCTCACTACCTGCAAGGCCTGACCCTGCATGTCTTCGATCTGCTCACCATAGGGATCAATTTCTGCAGACCTGGCGTCAAGACTCCGGCGTAAACTTTCCAAACTGTTGCGATGATTCAGCGCATCTTCTAGTGTGTCATAAAACACTGTGGGGGCTCGGCCCAGTTCGCCCAGTTGTTGCAATGTGTCTTGATGTTGTTGTCTCTGAGTATCATTGGCCAGCAACTGTAGTGCAGCTTCCTGCAATGCTGCTTGCTTGGCAGCTCGGATCTCGTCTTGCTTGGTATCATGCAGCTCTTGTCCACAGGCATAACACTTGTGATCGTCCAGTGATGCAATTTCTTTCTCTAGCTTTTCCACAGTTTTCTGTAGCTTGGCATCATCGGCAGCAATTGCACGAATATATTTTTCTGCATCTTCTCGATCTTTGCGCCGCTGATGATAGGAATCAAGATCTCTATGGGACTGTAATTCTTTTTCAATGTCAATGTGCTCAAGGTCGGCAATGGCCTGTGCAAACTTTGCTACGTCTTCGTCGCGTTTTTTAATCCAAAGAGTCTGTCGTTTGCGCAAGCTTTCAATTTGTTCTTCAATGCGCTTGTTGGCTTCTTGCACAGCACGAATACGAAATTCTTCTTGACTGATGGCATCTTTGGTTTCTCGATTCAGCTCTTTGATACGATCAGCACGTTCTGATAGTTGTGTAATGCCCAACAACTGCTCAATGATGGTTCGTTGTTCGTTGGCCTTCAAACTCAAAAACGGTTCGGTATAGGTATTCAAGGCCAAGATGTGTTTGAACATGTCATGACTCATGCCCAGAATACGTTCAATAGCATCCTGAGTTTCTCTTGAGTCGCCTTGTGCTTCGTCTGTGGCAGTTTGCTCTTCGTTGTTGACGTAGAACTTGAGCACATTGGGTTTGCGCCCACGTTCAATTTTGAAATCCTTGCCACCCACGTTAAAATCCAAACTCACCAACATGTGTTTGGCATTGGTCTTGTTCACAAGATTGTCTTTGCGAATATTGCTCAGGGCCTGTCCATACAAGGCATAGCTCAAGGCATTGATGATTGTGGTCTTGCCTGTGCCGTTTCTTGATCCGTCCCCGCCTAGGTCCAAATTTTCGCCCAGCACCAGTGTGAGATCTCTGCGATCAAAATCGATGCCTTGTGTGGCATTGCCCACACTCATAAAATTTCGAACAGTTAGTGTTTTAAAGTTAATCATCTCTTTTAACTATGGCTTCTTTGTATTTTCGATACAGCATATTCTCTACAGCATCGATTTCTCTGATGTTGCGCCAAGGGAAATCAAATTTTGGAACAATGAATTTTTTGATGAACTCGAACTGAACCAAAGATATTGGTTGCACTAAATTTAGTTTAGCATCAAGATCTGCATATGTGCTGATCGATCTAAAACTATCCATCCCTTTGAACTGTTCGTGCCAACACCAGTTTGATGTATCCTTTACAGTATTCTCTAGGTATCTGCTGTCCACGGTTAAGAAAAATCCATGTTTTGCACTGTGTGCCCTACATAGAAGTGTAGCATAGTCAACAAAAAGTTGCGACCGTAACCGATGTTGTTGAAGACAAATATACTTTGAATGATATTCTTTTACGTTTAGATTTTGACTACCGCTGGACAGCCAATACTGATCGTTGTTTATGTCAAGCACATTGTTGTTGTAAACAGGGTCTAGATCAATCTGTTGTTGCCAAACGTCTCGATGTTCCCCTAACACAAGATCAAATCGATTGGGCGCTGCCCACTGTATTAACACAGCATCGT